CCTTCATTTGTTCTAATTCTCTATATGTTTTGGTTGGATTTGCTACAGCTAATTCATGAATGGTGTTTGTTTGGCAACATTCACCCGAGTCTTCCTTTTCTTTCGTATGTATCTTACAACATTTTGTTTCGTTTACTGACATGATTCACATTCTCCTGTCTCATCAACGACGAGACCTTTGGGTTCATCTTTTACTTCTCGACATTTACAATCATCACAGGTGCATACTCCNTACACATCTGCNTGAAGATCTCCATCACAATGACAATCACAATTACAATTTTTACACTTCTTCATTTTTTTCCTCAATTCCGTAGAAGTACTTATCAGTATCTTCTGCTTTCCATTTTCGGTCGTCTTCAACATTCCANTCGCTAGTTTGAACCTTCCAGTCAAATGGGACTTCATCTTTAACAGTAAAAGACGGAATACTCCATATAATTCTATTGTTTGGTTGTGCTGCATAATTACCATCATCTAAAGCTAGGATGTGTGCGCATTTATGTTCGTGCGGTATCTCGGAATGATCCGTATCTACTATATTACTCTCCGGATGAGCCCAGTCAACAGTAAAGAGATAAGCACCGGGATGCCATTTTTTATCTTTTCCTACATATTTTCCTGACTGTCCGTCTAAAATATCAAAAGAAGTAACAGCAGGATAATAACTAAAACAGTTCCAAAGCTGAAGTTCATCAAGGCGTCGCTCGGGAACATCTTTCGGTTTGTATCCTCTTTGAATAAAGGCGCTAATAGGTAAGCGATAAAATACTGCACCGTTTTCCATAATAGCATGAAATAATATAGGGCGCCCTGTGATAGATGCCAAACCAAATATGATACAGTCTTCAACTTCTCCGTAATGCTCTTTAAGATCATAGAGATATTCTCTTTTAATCTGTGCGTAGGTTGCAGGTGTATTTACATTTAGGTAAGCCATCCTTCATACGGCTCCTAATTTACTAAAGAATAAATAGCAATGATCCCTATCACTACAGCGATAGATATTTTTGGATGATCTTTTGCTAGTTTCCAAATTTGTTTAACTTTTTCCATAGTTTCCTCCTATTTTTCTTTTAATGTACCCCAATTAGGGCCGAATTCATAGTCTACTTTATTAGGAACTTCAAGTTTTATTACTGTTTCCATTATCTTCTTAATTTTTTCTGCCTGTTGTGTATTTTCTATAGATATACACAATTCATCATGAATTTGGATATGAGGTAAAATACCTTTTCTATATAATAATACCATTGCTTTTTTAGTCATATCGGCTGCACTTCCCTGAATTAATTTATTTAAAGCCTTGTAGACGAAAGCAGGTTGATAAAAATTTGTAAAATATTTACATGTTTCATCAGGCGGATAGCCCTTATCAGATCTCATGGCTTTATAATGAGTTTTAGCCTCTTCTTCAGAAAATAATGGTACAGGTTTTTCTATTTCTCTTTTTATTTTTTTTTCTTTTTTTGTTTTTTTGTCTATCTCTATTACTTCCTCTACTACTTTAATTATAAATTTCTTTTCCTTAGGTTTCCACCTTTTCTCCATAGGTTCCCATTTGTTAAAACGACAAAACCTATTTTCCAGAGTGTAAAGAAACATATTTCTTCTAGCAAAATCTTCTAGACTAGAAGATAACTTTCTCACGAAAGGGGCTTCCTTATGATATTTATTAAATAATATTTTTGATTCTTCCCAATTGAGACCTAGTTGTTGAGCTAATCTATTTTTACCCATTCCATAAAATAATCCTAAGTTAATTGTTTTGGCCGTGATCCGTGGTATGTGGGCCATGTCCGCTACGACCTGATGAAAATCTGTGTCAGGGTCATTGTTATAAGATTCAACTACTCTTTCTGTTCCTATATTACAACCTTTAAGTTTTACAGCGTAATGAACCACGAGTCTTGGCTCCTGTTGTGAGTAGTCAAAGCTTCCCCAGCTACATCCTTCTTCAGGAAGAAATAACTCTCTCATCTTTTTACCGATGAATCCTTTAGCTGGAATCTGTTGTAGGTTTGGATTAGACATAGAAAATCTTCCGGTGATTGTTCCTCCTTTTTCTCCTCTAATTTGATTTATATCTGCATGAATTCTTCCTTTATGAACAAAATTTAAAAGACCTTCAACAAAAGTGTTTTCTGCTTTATCAAACTCTCTAGCCTTAGCGATGAATCTTATGAAATGATTCTTATGGGTTTTTAAATAGTCTTTTGGTAATTGAGGTAATTTAGATTTAGGTGTTGTCTTATAATCCTTTATTTTTAATTTATCTAAAAGTTTTTTAATAGAAGACGCTGCCCAAATTTCTATCCTAATTCCTGTTCTTCTGTGAATATAATTAACTATATTGTTTTTTGTTCTTTGTAGTCTTTCCCCTAATTTTTTCGCTCCAATTTCATTTATTCGAACTCCTTTAAATTTCATATGAACTAAACAAGGGAATAATTCTGTCTCTAATTCAAAAATATGTCTTAAAGTTTTTACCTTTTCATCTTTTGTACCTTTTTCTACTACTTTTTCCTCATCTATTTTTTTTTCAAAAAGATTCCATAGTCTCAAAGTTAAATTTACGTCTTGCTCCGCATAATCTTTTACCAAAGCATAGGGCAATTTATGCATATTAGTCATGGGGTCTTTAATAGTTCCTTTAGACCACTCTAGGACTTTATCTCTTAAGTCATATTTATATTTAGTATCTTCTAAATAATCCTTACTTAGTGAATCCAAAGAATATTTCATTCTGTTTTCATCAATAACTGAAGCAGCAACCATTGTATCGAGCAAAGGTCCTTGAGGCATGAACCCTGATTCCGCACGAATCCAACACACGTCATACATTGCATTATGAAAAACTTTACGTATATCTGTGTTTTGAAAGAGTTTTTTATTAAGAGTTTTCCAGGTATTTTGGGGGTTTAGATTATCTGTATGTGCGTGGTTTATTGGAAAATATAAAGTTTGTTTTTTAGTAGCAATAGCTATTCCACAAACAGAACCTATTCCTTTTACAGCTCCAGAGCCTTTTTTTGTTAACTCAGGGTCATAAGTTTCTAAGTCAACTGCAACTGTATCTACACCTTTTAAATCTAACTGACTTAATTGTGGAACAGTACACATTATTTATTTTTCTCCGGATAGTCTCTATCGATTGCCATTTGACAATAGTGAATTGCTTTTTCCAAATCTTTCTTTTGTCCTTTTTGTTTGTGCCTACATAAATATTTTATAGCGTTTCCTTCTGCGAATGGCAGATTGTTTTTATTTATAAATTCTGAAGGTTGAATCTCCATCGATTGATAGTGGTCTCCACCGATTTGTTTTTTATACACATCACTCATAGGCTTCTCCTGTCATTATTTTGTGGGTTTTCAATTTCATCCCAGTCAGGTCTCTCTCTTCTGTGAAAATTATCTTCATCCATCGACCATACTGGTCTGCTAGGAATAGGACCATAGTTTCCTAATTCTCTTCCTGTTTGTGATTTAAGAACCCAACAGTCAAATATTCCTCTACTAAACTGTGTATATTTTAATCTTTTCTGGACATAGAAATTTTCTGGCTTCATCCTGTATACTGTTAAATCTCCAACTACATTATCAAATGTAGTTCCTTTTACATCGTGAATGTTACCATGCTTAATTCTAATATTATCTTCGGAGTTAAACCCTTTTCTTAAAACATTTTTTATGTAGATCATGCGGTTATCGTGATCTTTTTGTGTTGTTATAAGAAGGGCGAAGTTTGTGCCTAAGTTAGGCTTTAGAAGCTTAGCTTCTACTAATTCATTATAAGTATAATCTTTTTTAATCCATCCTTCAAATTTGTAGTCTCCTTTTCCATATACCTTAGCTTTTCCACTTAAATATTTCCAATATTTTCCTTTTATCTCATCTAAATGTTTAACTCCCCCACCTATGAACTTAGGCCACTCAGCGTGCCAATTTATTTCTTTTTTAGCTACATGAGGATGGGTATTTTTTATATGAGCAAATTCAAATCCATGACGTTTTAAAAAGTCGGTGATATAAATATTACTTGGATGACCTCTATAATCAAAAATAAAAGTTTGTTTAGTGTTTCTCATTTTATCTAGAAGAATATCNAGNTTTTTTGAGGGATTAAGATCTNTTAGTTCATATATATTTCCTTTTATAATATCCCCTGCTTTACATCCTTCTGGTATTAAATTTCTTTTTCCATGATAGTCTTCATCGTATTTAGCGGGCGACCATTCTCTTGTGTACCCATAGTCTTTCCAGACTGGTGCAATTATTTCTTTACAAAAGTTGTTAATAGCTTCACTACATCTTAAGCCTTCTTTTAATTCCTCGTAAGGGTTTTTTGCAGCTTCATGAAAGAAGTGGGCGTCTGATCCAGCAAACTCAAAAATAGTTTGATCTGGATCTCCTACTAAATAAAAGTGTTCGTCTTTTACATTTTTAGCTATTTTTCCAATAGCTATCATTTGAGGAACGTTAGAGTCTTGTGCTTCGTCTATAATTAAAGCTTCAATTGTTGATTCTTTAGAGTTAGGGTTTTCTTTATTAGAATGTATTNAGTTAAATTCATCAATCATATCTGCAAAATCNTATAGTCCATTTTTTCTTTTGTAGTTTTCATAAGTCTCATTTAGTTTTATTAGTTGATCAACATTGTACGGAGAATATTCTTGATGTTCTATATTTTCATCATACCAATATTCTTTTATAGTTTTTCCATTACCGCGAGAATGTGTCATAAATTTAAAGAAAGGATGTTTTT